AAACGACTGCAAAGTTATTGAATTTGTAGTCAAAACAGATGATGGAGATTACCCTCAATTACTATCTCTTCAGTCAACAGGAGATAAAGCTGAGAATGTATTAAAATACAATATGGTTGGACAGCGTGTCGATGTTAGTATTAACCTGAGAGGTCGTGAATGGACTAATCCTGAAGGAGTGGTTAAATACTTTAATACTATTGAGGCTTGGAAAGTAATGAAGACTGTATCAGATTTTAAGCCAGAAGAAGTTTTAGTTGAAGAAGAAAACGACCTACCGTTTTAATAGCCTTTTTTTGCCTCAACTAACCTACTGAAGTAAGGAGGGTGTAAAAACCCTCCATTACCTTAAAACAAAACAAATGACAAATGATGAATTAGAGGTCCATAGAATGTATATGGAGCAATTGGATAGCGACTGCTCTATAGATTTATCGGAGGACATAGAATACCCTCCAACGGCTATATCAATGGGTAGTTACTCAATATCAACTAAGATGGGAATAAAAAGATACCCAATACCAATAGGAACTTATGGAAACTTTAGTTATATATCTGGACAACCAAAAACAAAAAAATCATTCTTAGTTAGCTTATTAGCTTCTGTTTACTTATCTAAAGAAGGACAAAACAAGTATGGAGGCGGTATAAGAGCCAATAGAAATAATAAATGTGTTGTTCACTTCGATACAGAGCAAGGAAGGTTTCACGCTCAAAGAGTCTTTAGAAGACCGTTTGAAATGAATTTAGATACAGATTTAGGTTGCTATCATACATATAGCTTGAGAGCTATTGGTTATAAGACAAGAATAGATTTTATAGAGTATAAGTTAAAGCAAATGGTTCAAGATGGTAAAGAAATAGGTATTTGTATTATAGATGGAATAGCTGATCTTGTGTCAGATGTAAACAATATAGAGGAGAGTAACCTGATTGTCCAAAAGATAATGACTTGGAGTTCTGTTTATAATTGCCATATAATATTAGTTGTTCACTTGAATCATAATAGTGAGAAGTCTACAGGACACTTAGGTAGCTTTATGACTAAGAAGTGTGAAACGGAATTACTACTAACACAAAATGAAGGAGATGAGAATATAATATCTGTTAAGTGTAAGAGGAGTAGAAACTTCTCGTTTGAGACGTTTAACTTTAGAGTAAATGAATTAGGTTATCCAAAAGTAATAGAAGATGTAGATGACATCGTTCCAAATAAACCACAAGAACCAAGTAGATGGCAAAAGCAACTGAAGTATTAATAGTATCACCATTGTACATTGATTTACCAAGAGTAAAAACAAAAGCTAAAAGAGTTTACTTAAATCTTAATAGCTATAGGAATTTACACTATATAACAAATAACAATGTTAAGAAAGCTTATTTAGAAGCGATTAGAGAGCAGATTGATGGCTTAGTTATACAAACACCTGTCAACATAACTTATCGTGTAATAAAGCCATCTAAAAGACGCTTAGATAAGATGAATGTAGTCGCTGTAGTTAGTAAGTATTTATTAGATGCATTAACTGAGGTTGGGTTTTGGGAAGATGATAACGATGAGTTTGTTAAAGAAGAGACTATTAAGCCTACTGTTTATGATAAGGGTAATGGTAGAATTGAAATAATAATAAGGAGTTGTTAAATATCTTTAATATAGGTAGTGATGTGAAAAAAGGTTTGTAGTAGCTTGTGGAAGTCTGAAACCTTGAAATACCCATTAAGATCGACAGTAGCCACATTTAGTTGCTACCTATGTTAATTGTTAATAACTTTTTTGTAGGATAATACTCATTAATTATATATTAGCATTATAATATACTATATGAGCAGAGAATTAGAGATTTTAGCAAAGAATCATAAAAAATGGATTGAGATGGTTAAAAGCATGGGCTGTAACCCTTCAAAAGCTGAAGATATTGTTCAGGACTCATACATAAGAATGCATAAATATATTTCTAGTGGAACAGATATTTCATACAACAACGATGATGTTAATACATGGTATTTCTATTTAACATTGAGGTCTGTTTATATTGGATCTAAAGAAAAAAAAAGCGTAAGTAACTTTACTGAAGAATTTAATATAGATTTGTTATATGATGAGATTGAAAATCAATATAACGAGCTATTTCCTATTATAAGTCATTGTGACTTTGATAATCTTATAGAAAAGATATTTAAAGAAGTTAATTCTTGGGAATTTTACCATAAAAATATGTTTATAGCATACTTCACTACGGATTCTTCATTAAGAAAGATTAGCTCTAAGACTAATATAGGAACAAACAGCATATATAATTCAACTAAAAAATATAAGGAAATTATCAAGAATAAATTCCAAGAAGACTACGATAACTATATTAAAAATAAATAATTATGGAAGAATTTAAAGGAGACAAGAGAACTAGGGCTTATAGAGAATGGAAGGCTAAGTTTGAATCAAAGCCTAAAGGATTAGGTGATAGTGTTGAAAAAGCATTAGATATAACAGGAGTATCTAGTTTAGCTAAAGCTATTATTGGAGAGGACTGTGGTTGTGATGAGCGAAAGGATTTCTTGAATAAGATATTCAAATACAAAGTTGTTAATTGTCTTGAAGAAGATGAATATAACTACTTATCTGATTTTATGGACCGTAAAGCAGAAAGGGTTATACCTTCTGAACAGAGAGAACTCCTGAAGATATACAATAGAGTGTTTAATAAGAAGCAACAGCAAACCAGTTGCTCTTCTTGTTTAAGAAATATCATAAAGCAGTTAGATAAATTACTTAAAAATAGCTAAATGGCAAAAGACTTTAGACCAAGATTAAAAGGAAATAAACTTAAAGCATACAATAATCTTATGAAAGAAGAAAGTAGAGTTTTAGTTATAGGTGATCCACATGAGCCTTTTTGTAAAAAGAACTATAGAAAGTTTTGTAAAGAAACATACAATAAATACAATTGTAATGTTGTGGTTATAATTGGAGATATTATAGATAATCATTATGGCTCTTATCATGAAACAGATAGTGACGGTATGGGAGGTAAGGATGAGTTAGAATTTGCTATAAGCAAAATATCAGGTTGGTATAAAGACTTTCCAGAAGCGTATGTTACACTTGGTAACCATGATAGAATAATAATACGTAAAGCACAAACATCTAATATACCTAGTAAATGGATTAGAGAGTTTAGTGAGGTCCTTGAGACTCCTAATTGGAAATTTGTTACGGATGTTTATATTGATGGTGTTAGGTATGTTCATGGAGATAAATCAGGAAAACCAAGAACTGCAGCAAAGAGAGATATGGTTAGTACTGTTTCTGGTCACTACCATACAGATATGTATGTTGAGTGGTTTTTTGGTAAGACAAGAGCTATATTTGCTATGGCAGTAGGTTGTGGTATTGATAGCTCGTCATATGCTATGGGTTATATGCAAGGAGGGAAGAAAGAAGCTATTGGTTGTGGAGTCATAGTTGGAGGTCATACAGCATTTAATGTTAAAATGGAATTATAATGGGACTTATAACAGAACGCAGACCTTTAATTGTTGATTACGAAGAGCCTTGTCTTATCGGAAAGCAAAAACACTATGATAACGGTAAAGATTATGATGTTATAGATTTTATCAGGGATTACGACTTAAACTTCTGTAGAGGCAACATAGTTAAGTATATAACAAGGGCTGGAAAGAAAGATAATGAGATGAAGGACCTGCTTAAAGCAAAAGATTATTTAGAAAGAGAGATAAAATATTTGGATATTAAAAATAAATGATTATATTTGCCTTATGAATGTATCAGTTATAATAGATGCCGATAGTATGATTTACGCTTCTGCAATGTCAGAGAGCTTATCAGAGGCAAAGGAAAAGTTAGATAACAAGTTAAACTTAGCTTTAAATGAGATTGACGATTTAGGCTATGTTATTGACGAGTTTATAGTTTGTAGTGGATCTTACGGTAACTTCAGGAAGTTTATAAGTAGTTCTTATAAGTCAAATAGAGTTAGTGAGAAGCCACAATATTTAATGGAGTTACAAAAGTATTGTAGAACTCATTGGATGTCTAAGTTTGTTCTTGGAGTAGAGACTGATGATGTGGTTGCTTCTTATTGGAATGCATTGTCTTATTTAGCTGAAAGAGATTCAATTGGACAAAGTAACCCTATAATAGTTTCAATAGACAAGGATTACCTTCAATTTCCTGCAACTATATATAATTATGAAAGTAAAACTTTGGTTACTATTAATGAAATAGATGCTCATAGAAACTTTTATACTCAAATGTTAGTTGGAGATGTTGCTGATAATGTCAAAGGAGTTAAAGG